GAAATACCTTAGCTGCGTAGCTGCTTACTGCTTTAGGAGCAGGTGTGCTGTTACTAGTAGCAGCTGCTGGTGCTACCGCAGCTCCTTTACGGATGATGTTGACTGCTTTGGTTTCAAGACCATAAGTACCTGTGTTGCCATCAAACTCTACCTCGTCACCTACAGATGCGTTAGGGTTCTTGAAGCCACATTTGACCCAACCACCATTGATCTTAAGTGAGAAAGTAGGCTTGTTGCCAAACTTAGTATTTACGTCTTTTGTGGAAACTGCTTCCACGATGCCTGTCATCATTGTCATTTCAAAGTTCTTTCATATCAAACCAATTTTTACCTACTGATACTCCTGCATTGAGCTTCAGAGCCAGAGGCACCTTAAATCTTTCCTCAAAGTACTTGTGCGTGTCTTTGAGTATTGTTGTAATCTCCTTTATAAAGTCATCAGCAGCGTGTGCTGCAACGTCAAACATTAGAGAGTCGTGAATGGTGTTAACCATCTTCACATCATCTCTGCCTTCTAGTGCTCTGAAGATAATGCCCAACATCATTGGGACAATATCGCCAGTTGCTAGACCTTGGATAGGGTAGTTCTTCAATTCAGTTGGACTGAAATTGTAGGTCCTACTAGACCAACTACTCTCGTTAAAGTATTCCTTAAACGAAAATCTACGACCTGTTTCTGTTATTAAAACAAACGTCTTTACTTTCTCTCGGAATCCATCGTCATCTAATTCGTATGTAGACTTAGTTTCCACTTCTTCTGCAAACTTTGTGTGCCACTCTGCTACTTGTGGGTAGCGTGTGTAAAACACATCTACAAACTTCTTAGCTTCGTCTAAGCTGCATCCAGCTTGTTTGCTAATAGCCTTAGCTCCAGCACCGTATATGAGTTGAAATGTTCTTGCTTTGAATGGTTTACGTTCCTCCTTTGTTGGCTTCCTGCCAAACATACCTTCGTACAAAGCACTGTGTATATCAATGCCTTTTGAGATGTCATAGATAAGCTGCTTGTCCTTAGTAACATGTGCTAGAGCTACAACCTCCAATTGGTTAAAGTCAACCTCGACAATCACACCATCATTAAACCTTGAATCAAAGATTTGTTTGATAGGGTTGTTGCTAATGTTTTGTAGATTTGGATTGGTTGATGACAAGCGACCTGTGACAGTTGCTGTGTGATTCAACTTACCATGTATGAAGTCTCCTATGACATGCTTGCTAAGCCCTTGTACATAGGTCGAGAGCTGCTTTGATAGCTCACGATACTTGAGTAGTCTTTCAATGATTCTGATAGCTTCTGCATCAAATGTATGTTTGAGCATGTCATTCAATACAGAGTCATCTACCGAGATTTGTCCTGTCTTAGCAGACACCTTGTCAGGGTCTGGTGTGTACCTAATGAAAGGTTTGACATCAACGGTCTTGTCCATGAGCTTGTACTTGGTCTTACCATTCTTGTACAAACCTACTTCTTCTTTGACACGTATCTTCTTCTTACCACCAAAGAAGAACTGTGACCATTGCTTAGGACTGTTAACGTCTTCGATCATGTGTTTGAAAGCTAACTCTTCCAAGTCAAGTTTGCATTCAACATACTCGTTAACAACTTCTACTGTGTACTCATCAAGCTTTGCTTTGTCAATGTGCAAGCCATTGAACTGCATCTCTGTGGTTGCATGGAGTGCTTCCATCTGAGAGAGTATTAGCGGTAGTTGCTCTTGTGCTATCGCACGTTCGTACTGCTTCATTGCAATCTGTACAGTGTTCTGTACATCTTGCTCTAGGTATGGAATGAGTTCTTCTTCAGGTATCTTGTCAGAGCCAAGACCAGCCTGAAAGTATTTCTTGATCCCATCATCTTTGATAGGCAAGCCATACTTGATTGACAACTCATCGAGACTTGAGAACTTAATCTGCTGAGCACTGAGAATGTACTCTGCAAGTTGTGTGTCCCAAATCTTTCTGCGTTGTAGTTCGTATTGCAAGTCGCTGCTAGTCTTGTAGAGATACATCAAATCAAAAGATATGTTGTGTCCACAAATAAAAGCATCTGGTCGTTGTACTCGTATCAAGTACTCAAACTTGTCTAGGTCGTATGTGGTGAATGTGTTGGTCACATCCTTGCTGCCACACATACCAAAGGCTACAGCTCTGTTGTCAGGGTGCATAGGATGAGCTAGTCCTATGTCCTCATCGCCATTGAGCGTTGTCTCAACGTCAATAGCTACAAATGTTTTGGTCATGGTTTTCCAAAAGCTTTCTTAAAAATGTTATTCGTATCTAGCCCTGATGGGGTCGATGGTTACTAGAAATTGTCCGTGTCTGTCTGACTCGACTTGTTTGCTTCCTCCTCCTGGTAGTTTGTTCTTAGGAACATTGATGGTACGTATCATTTCTTCTTCGGGACTCTTAGGTTCTTTGTACTTGCCTATGGTTATGACGACATCAGCTTCACCTGGTTTGTCAGTCTTAGAACCACGAAGTGCGTCTAAGCCTATGAATGGTGGGTCTTTCATATCCACTGCTGTTGCAGACAATTGTGATGCTGCAATAACTGGACCATACGATCTTGCAAGTTCTCTTGCCCACTTGTATATCTTGCCCAGCTTAAGATCCTCACGCTCGTCTGACTTGAAGCCATCAACCTTGTCAAGCTGGTCAAAGATGATTAGCCCAGGGTTAACTTCCCTGAACAATGTCTCAAGGTCACGAACATTGTTCATGTCCTTAGTAACACGTATCTTGTCTTTGTTACCACCCATCAATGCTGCGTAGTCTTCCATTGCTTTCTTGGAGTCAGCAATGATTACTTTGCTCTCTTGACCGAGTGCTGCTTGAACAATACGGAAAAACACAACTGAAGACTCTTCTTCGTTGTTGACCCATACAACTGGTCTGTCCTTTGGTAACTGTTGCGCTAGGTAGCTAACCTCGCTTGCTAAGAATGTAGTCTTACCTACTTCTACACGAGCAGCAACAATAACAAAATTCCCAGTGCGTAAAGGACCAAGAGAACGATTGAGCGCATCCAGTCTCCATTCATAGCCAGAGCTAGTGATCCTGTCAGCAATAGCAGATAGATCAGCAGAAACAAATAGCTCATCTTTTTCTATGTACCTTTCTACATCTTTAAGTGCGTTGGTTGCTAATATGTGTACATGCTCTAAGTCACTAGAGCCTTCCTTAACCTTCTCACACTCTTCCATGATGAGAGCCAAGTAGTCTAACTCAATGAGAGTTTTGACAACTTCCTCGTGTGCATGATGTGGAACAAACGCCTTAGCTTTGCTAAGCATCATGCGTAGTTTCACAATAGAGTCGTCTGTAAGACGCTTACTTTGATCTGCTATTAGGAACGCTGTAAACGAATCCCAAGCAAAGTCTGCAACTGAAGGAAAGGTTTTGTAGTACTTCTCCATCCCGTCAAGGATGGTGTTGGTTTCTTTCATCACTACATGCGGCTTGATATACCGCCTGTACTTTGAGAGGTTCTCTTTGCTCTTAGCGCAAAGATACAGAACGTCATAGTCCATCTGTTCTCACTTTCATCATTGCGTCTGCCCATTCATAGGCTCTTTTAGTTCCGTCTGTGAAGTTAAGAACACCGATAAGTTCTTGCATAGCCTTAGCCGCAAAGTAATCACGCAATGTCATGCCACGCCCTTGCTCTCCTGGGTTTATAGGTTGTGGAAATGCTGGTATGTCGTTCATTTGTTTCCTTTAAATTAGTATGCTCACAAGTTCTGCTGGTGTGCATTCTTTTGGTTCTTTGTCTATACCAAACATAGCTAGTTTGGTTTCCGTTGGTAAGAAGTGTTGTAGTTTCTTGAATGCTTTAGTTGTTCCCTCCATTCCTGCTTCATCTGGGTCTAGCCAGATACATACTGTGTCGAACTCAAGCTCATAGATTTGAGCTAATGTTCTATCCGAGATAGTTGTTCTTAGTAACGCTACAGAGCTAAGCCCTGTGTTCTTGTGTACTCTGTATGCACTGAGATAGTCTTCGCAGACTACCAATGTCTTACCTGATGTGTGGAACCAGCTTGCATCTCCTTTAGAGCTGCTGCTGTTGTAGTACGTGATGTACTTTGGCTCTGCTTTGAGGTTGCGTATCTGCCAGCCTATCGGCTGTTGTTCTGGGTTGTAGAGGGTCAAGGCTACTTTGTGCCTTTCCCCTTCTATGCCGTGGAAGTGCTTGTCTTCTGCGTTGCAGAAGTTGCTGCGCAGCCACACCATACCTTCGGTTGTTAGAGCCGCTAAGCGCGGCTTTGTGGCTGCTGTTGTTGTGGTTGCTTTCTTGTTCATCCAGGTAGACAATCGGTCCTGGGATAGTCCGTCTGAAGCAAAGCCAGACTCAGAGCAATGGTGGCAATAAGCCACCAATCCTTTATCTGTACGCTTGATGTACAGCCTACGTTTAGTATCTACACCTGCTGAGCATCCAGTGTGATTGACATGGACTTGCTGTCCCATGTTACTAGGAGCATTTGCTAGGATTAGTTTTTTATCAATCATGTATTTTTTTAAAGCACAAAATAGATAGCCTTCCCCTAGAGGAAGACTATGTGGTTTTATGTTTTAGTTTTCTGAGGTGCCATACACCTTAGCAAAAAGCTCGCCAGCAACTTTACGTTGTGTGTCGTTCAATTTGTTGAGGTATAAAAGTGTGAATGCTGACTTGAGAGAACAGACTACACTTACTTTTCTACAGATACCAAACAAGGTACGAGGT